GAACACATCGACCGCATCATCGAGGAGCCGATCGGCGGCCGGACGTTGAAAGGACGACTGTCCAGGCTGCGAAAGCAGACCATCGACGAGTTGTTCCGCCGCATCACGGCCGACCTGGTCGAGGGCAGCACGCTTCGGAAAATGACCGCGAACGTCCGGGATGTGCTGAATACCAGCCANGCGGACACCGTCCGGATCGTCCGGACCGAGGCTCACCGAATCCAGGAGGCGGCGACGCTGGCCAGCGCGCAGCACGCGACGGCGCAGGGCGTCGTGATGATGAAGAAGTGGAATTCGCTGCATGACGAGAAGGTGCGGCACACGGCGGCTGCCAACCACCGGCTGATGGACGGGCAGGAAGTACCGGTGGACGAGGATTTCGAGCTTCTGCCGTCCGGCGGTCGCGGGAAAGCGCCGGGGAACACCGGCGTGGCCGCGCACGACATCAACTGTCGGTGCTTCACGACGTACCGGATCGCTGAGGTGCAGCGAAAGACACACAAAGAGCTGGCGGACATCACGTTCGAGGAATGGAAGAAAACTCGTTTGAAACAGCCGTGACCCGGCTGTTTTGTTTTTAACCAAAAACTTGAGGGCGGGTGTCGGCGAACTCTGCGCAGGGCGCCGGCATGGCCGAACTCGAAATGGAGGAATCAGCACATGCAAGACATACTCAAATTGACGCCGCTCAGAATGGATCTGCAATTCTTTGCGGCGGACGCTGGCCAAGGTGGGGGAACTGACGCCGCAGGAGGCGCGCAGGGCCAACAAGGAGGCCAGGGGAATGGTGCAGGTGCCGGCGACAGCCAAAGCGGCTCTGGAGGCGATTCTGGCGGTCAGAGCGGGCATCAACTGACGCCCGAACTGGAAACATGGCTGCAGAAGCAAATCCAGTCCGCCGAGGATCGGGTCCGGACGGCCTATTCGAAGCAGCTCAAGCAGCTTGAGCAGCAACTGCAAGCCAAAATGACCGAAGAGGAAAAGATTCAATACGAGCTGGAGAAAAAGCGCCGCGAACTGCTGGAGAAGGAAGCGGCGCTGAAGCGGCAGACGGTCGAACTTGAAGCGACGAACCTGCTGGCGGCTGCACAATTGCCGATCCAGTTCAAGCCGTTCGTCCTCGGCGAAGACGTCGATGACACGAAAAAACGCATCGAAGACTTCAAGAAGCTGTGGGATGCCGCAGTTTCCGAAGAAGTCACGAAGCGCATGGCCGCTGGCGGTCGTACACCGCCCGGCGATGGAGCCGGCGGAAAGGCCGGATTCAGCATGAATGATCTCATTCGCAGCGCCGCAAGGCGCTAATTTCATTTACGGGAGTGGTGAACAATGCCGGTAAATTCGATTCAACGTACAGACGCTGAAGCCCTGATCCCTGAGGAAGTAGCCCGGGAGATCATCCAAGGCGTTCCGCAATATTCGGCTGTCATGCAGCTGGCCACGCGCCTGCCGAACATGACGGCGAAACAGCGCCGCATGCCGGTGCTGAACAGCTTGCCGATGGCCTATTTTGTGAATGGCGACACCGGTCGCAAGCAAACCACGAAAGTCGACTGGAAAAACAAGTTCTTGGAAGCTGAAGAAATCGCGGTAATCGTACCGATCCCGGAGGCTGTGCTGGATGACGCCGAATACGACATTTGGGGGCAGATTCGCCCGCGTATCGAGGCTGCGTTCGGTGAAGTGTTCGACGCGGCGGTCCTCTACGGCACGAATAAGCCGAGCACCTGGCCGGACGGCATCGTGACGCAGGCTCAAGCAAAAGGCAAGGTCGTGACGCTCGGCACGGGCAACGATATCTATGACGATATCATGGGTGAAGGCGGCGTGATCGACTTGGTCGAGCAGTCCGGCTTCTTTGTGAACGGTCATGTGGCGGCCATGGGCATGCGGGCCAAACTGCGTGGACTGCGTGATGCTGACGGTCAGCCGATCTTCAAGTCGACAATGCAAGAGGGCACCCGGTACCAGCTGGACGGCGAACCGATGATCTTCCCGCAGAACGGCAGTGTGGACCCGACGAAGTCGCTGATGATTTCCGGCGACTGGCGGCAACTGGTGTACGCCATCCGGCAGGACATCACGTACAAGATTCTGACTGAGGCAGTGATCCAGGACCCGGCGACTGGCGAAATCGTGTACAACCTCGCTCAGCAAGATATGGTTGCGTTGCGGGCCGTGATGCGGCTCGCATGGCAAATTCCGAATCCGATCAACCAGCTGGATCGGAATGAAAACACCCGTTTCATGTTCTCCGTCCTGACGCCGCCTGTATCTCCGTAATGGAGCCTATGATTTAACCCTGCGGGAGTACAACTTCCGCAGGGTATTTTTTCAAATGAAAGGGTGATTGATGTGGCAAAAGTGGAATTACTTGTGCACACGTTCTACGGCAAGCCTTTGAAGCCGGGGGACATCATCGAAGTGGATGAAAAAGTAGCGGAACGGTGGGGGAGAAACCGTATCGCTCGCGTGGTTGTCGAGGAGCAAGAGGAAGGAGATAAGACGAAACTGACCGTCGCAGAATTGAAGGAAATCGCTGAAGCAAACGGTGTCGACGTTTCCGGACTGAAAAAGAAGGACGAAATCATTGCAGCGCTGCAGTCGGCCGGTGTGGACGTATGACGTTGGCTGAACTGAAAATTCTGCTCGGGATTTCGTCGGAAGACACATCGAAGGATGAACTTCTGAAACTTCTTCTCGCGGCAGCCATCGACTTCGTCGTCGAGTGGACGCGGAACCCATTTTCTCGGGACGAAAATGGTGAAATCGTCCTGCCCGATGGCGTGAAGGTGGCAATCAGCATGATGATCCAGGCAGTGTTGGCGGCGGGCGTTGGCACTGAAGGTGCGAATGCCGGCATGGTTGAATCGGAGCAAGTCGGCCAGCTGCGGCAAACCTTCCGGAACCCGGCTGAAATCTGGACGACCGGCGGAGGCATCAATGGTGCGTCAGGAGGAAGCACAGCGCCGTGGTTTGCCCTCTTGAAACCTTACACCCGCATTCGATTCGTGCCGGCTGGTGGTTCGTGTAAGCGAGATGTCCTGCCATGCCCGTAAAGGTGCACGACCAAAACCGCATCCCCAGGCTCTTGAAGGAATTGGACAACCTGGGCAAGCGCAAAATCCGTGTCGGCATCATGGGTGGCGACATGGCCATGATTGGCCGGGTGCATGAATTCGGCGCCCGGATCCCGGTTACGCCGAAGATGCGAAAGTGGTTCGCTGCGCAGGGGTATCCGTTGCGTAAAGATACGACGCACATCGTCATTCCGGAGCGCTCGTTCATCCGTTCCGGGTTCGATGCGAACGAACGGGCATTCCTTGAGGAAGCGAAGAAGCACCTGCTGGAAGCGTTCAAGAAAGGGACACCGACGGATGCCGTTTTGCAGGCTCTCGGCCTGCAACTGCAGGGCATGATGCAGCTTTATCTCCGCGACGTGAGCGAGCCGCCGCTGTCCCGGATGACCGTCGAAATGACCGGCCGGAGCAATCCGCTGGTGCATACCGGCCACCTGCTTCGTGCGATCGTCTACGAGGTGGTGTGATGTGGCAAGACTGTACAACTTCAAACGGCTGGTCGAAAAGTACAGCGTCCCGTGTCAGCTTGTCACCGGCCAGCAGCCCGGTTATTACGACGAAGACGGGAAGTGGCATGACCCCCAAGACGTCACGTGCGACACGAAGGCGGCCATCCTGCCGGTTCCGGAGCGCACGCTGTACGAATCCGGCGGACGGTACACGGCGGCGGACCGGCTGGTCATTTCGCTGGAAGCGTACCCGATGCATTCGCACATCGTTTACCGGGGGAACAAATACCGGATCGAGGAGATGACGGATTTCACCGAGTATGCGGACTTCAATCAGTACCTGGCAAAGTGGGTGAGCGCCGTTGATTGACTATGCAGCGCTTCGATCAGCGATTGTCCGCCCGCTGGCGGCCGCGCTCGGTATCCCGGTCATCTTGAGCGATCAGACGGGTCAGATGCCGTCGTATCCGTTCGTCACGTATAAAATGACTTCCCCATACCTTGAAACGTCTGTGCATGGCGCAGAGAGCGTCAGGGACGCCCCCGATGGCATCAAGGTGACTCAGGAGAAGGTAGTCGAGGTTGTTTTCTCGTTCACGGTCCATTCGAAAGACGCAGACGAAGCCTACCAGCTGTGCTATGCGCTCATCGAGCATTTCGATTTCGCTGGGCGCGATGCGTTGCGGGACGTCGGCATCGTCGTCGTCAACGTTACGAACGTCCAGAACCGGGACGTTTTTCTGACGATCGAATACGAGCGCCGCGTCGGGTGCGACGTGCGGTTCCGAGTGCTCAATCGTAGCGAACTGATACCAGATCCGGACGCGGGCGATTTCATCGAGTCCGCGGAAATTCAATATGAGGGGTGATCAAGTTGCCTATTCGTGATGTGACAGTCACCATTGATCTGCA